AACTACCTTTAGTTAATAAATCTAATCGATGTTTAGGATTTAATGTTATAGTTTCTAGTGGCATGGTAAATGTTATTTGTCTTCTGGTAAATATTAGTTTGAGTTGTCTTTGATTTTTATTAAAAAGCCATAAATAAGCTGGCTTAGCTGATATATCAATTAAAAATGGTTCACCTCCTTTTTGATCTTTTAACAACCTTAGATATTTTTGTTTGTATTTAAAATACTTTTGTTTATAATCCATTATTATAGATTATAAGGATTTGCGCAATCCCATAATTTCACGGTTCTATCAGTAGAGCTGGATGCTAGAAGTGGTAAAGTTGGGTGGAAGGCTACTGATGTAACCGCACTGGTGTGTCCTTTTAAATTAGGAATTTTAGTAGGATTTCTTGGATTTGTGCAATCCCATAATATAATATCATGATCATAAGAGGCGGATGCTAGATATGGTAAAGTTGGGTGAAATGCTACTGATGAAACCCAATGGGTGTGTCCAGATAAATTAGCAATTTGAGTAGGGTTTCTTGGATTTGCGCAATCCCATAATTTCACGGTTCTATCAGTAGAGCCAGATGCTAGAAGTAGTTGAGTTGGGTGGAACGCTACTGATATAACCGAATCGATGTGTCCAGGTTGTAAATCTCTTATAAAAGGATTTTGTGGATTCGCACAATCCCATAATTTCACGGTATTATCATAAGAGCTGGATGCTAGAAGTGGTTGAGTTGGGTGGAAGGCTAATGATGTAACCCCTTCGGTGTGTCTTCGCATAGTTGCAATACAAGTAGGAGGAGATATAGGTGGAAGTACATGTAGACGTGACAATATACGTTTTTTTACTAACGACATACTTCGTTCTAGTCCTACTAATCTGCTAACTAATACTACACTTAAACTACCTTTAGTTAATAAATCTAATCGATGTTTAGGATTTAATGTTATAGTTTCTAGTGGCATGGTAAATGTTATTTGTCTTCTGGTAAATATTAGTTCGAGTTGTCTTTGATTTTTATTAAAAAGCCATAAATAAGCTGGCTTAGCTGATATATCAATTAAAAATGGTTCACCACCTTTTTGTTCTCTTAACAAATTTAAATATTTTTGTTTGTATTTAAAATACTTTTGTTTATAATCCATTATTATAGATTATAAATAAATTATTATCGCCATATTTTCACAGTTCCATCACTAGAGCCGGATGCTAGAAGTGGTAAAGTTGGGTGGAATGCAATTGAAGTAACCGATTCAGTGTGTTCTGTTAAATTAGCTACAAGAATAGGATTTTGTGGATCTGTACAATCCCATAATTTCACGGTATTGTCACGAGAGCCTGTTGCTAGAAGTGGTAAAGTTGGGTGGAATGCAACTGAATTAACATAATCGGCATGATCTGTTAAATTAGCTACTTGATGAGTATGTTGTGGAATTGAACAATCCCATAATTTAACTGTGTTGTCATCAGAGCCTGATGCTAGAAGGTGTAAAGTTGGGTGAAAGGCAACTGATCTAACCCATTCAGTATGATCTGTTAAATTAGCTATAAGAGTATGTTGTGGATTTGTACAATCCCATAATTTAACAGTTTTATCATAAGAGCCTGATGCTAAAAGGTGTAAAGTTGGGTGAAAGGCAACTGATGAAACCAAATGGGTGTGATCTGTTAAATTTGCTACTTCACTAGTATTTTGTGGAATTGAATAATCCCATAATTTAACGGTCCAATCATAGGAGCTGGATGCTAGAAGGTTTAAAGTTGGGTGAAATGCAACTGACATAACCCAATGGGTGTGATCTGTTAAATTTGCTACTTGGTGAGTATGTAGTGGAATTGAACAATCCCATAATTTAACTGTGTTGTCATCAGAGCCTGATGCTAGAAGGTGTAAAGTTGGGTGAAATGCTACTGACTTAACCCAATTAGTATGATTTGTTAAATTTGCTATAAGAGTAATAGAATTTTGTGAGCAATCCCATAATTTAACTGTGTTGTCATCAGAGCCTGATGCTAGAAGTGGTAAAGTTGGGTGGAATGCTACTGAATTAATTGAATGAGTGTTTTTTTTAGTTGCTACACAAGTTGGAGGAGATATTTTTAGTTGTTCACGACTCATCCAAGCCATCCGACCCATAATTCGTTTTGCTAACTGTAATTCTAATCCATTTCTTCTATTGCTTTGTGCTAATCTTGTAGCTAATACCATACTTAGACCACTTCCAGCAAGTAATTTCAATCTATATTTGGGATTTAATGTGAAATTTCCTAATGGTTGCACCATAACTGGTGGTCTTATATTGTAAAATATTCGGAGTTGTCTTTGATTTCTCTCAAATAGGTATGAAAATACTTGACTAGCTAATAAATCCATTAAAAATGGCTCACCTCCTTTTTGATCTTTTAACAATCTTAGATATTTTTGTTTGTATTTTAAATACTTTTGTTTATAATCCATTATTATAGATTATAAATAAAATTAGTTTTTGATATATCTTTTACCCGTAAATGATTTTGGTGTATCATATGTTATTTCTTTATTTATGATATTTTTTCTAATGTTATCAATACTTAATTTTATTTTATTTTGGGTTCTTTCTGTTATTTTTCTTAAAATATTATTCATAACTTTTTCAACACTTTCTTTTTTATTAAATTTAACAACATATTGTTCAATTAAATTTCTAAAACAAACACAATCCCAACAATGATCTAAATATTGATGATTAATATTTGTTTGATAATAACTAGGTCTTAAAACACGATTAAAAAAATTCATTTGTGATTGATATTCATGAACATCATATGTTTTCTTTTTTAAATTTGTTGTTAATAATATTCTTGTTTCAGTAGTAATAACAGGTCCATATGGTTGAAAATATATTGGTCCATCATAATAATCATATTTTTTTTCATTGAATGGACATCTAAATTTAAAGAATGAATAATCTGGTTTAATAATATTATGCCAAATTATATTATTTTCTTGATCTTTCATAACAGCCTCATCTGTTGTAGCTAATCTTATATCTGAAAAAAAGAGTAATTTATCTTTTCTATCTTTAAATTTTTCACTATATCTTATAGCTTTTGCTTCAGTCATAAATTCATTAGTACATTCTAATATCTGTTTATGTTTGTGTAAATCAGGATGAAAATATTGTGGATCTGTTAAATACCATCTAGTATTTGGAAACATTTCACATAGAATCATAATATTGTCACCTCTAGCTGATCCAGGATAAATTATATGAACTATTTCATCAGTTGATTCAATAGTTTCTAATAAAAAAATTATAGTTACTAAAAACATTTTTAATTGACCATAATGAACAACAGTTTTTGGTTTTGGAGGAATTGCTTCATAATTTGGTACTTGTGGTAATTCTTGTAAAGTTTTAATTAATTTATCTTGATAAAAATTATCCATGCTTCTAAAACTATCAATATTATTATTTTGTGGTTCTTCCCAAGCTTCTTTAGCTGTACCATAAATTAAACCATTAGTATTACATTTATGATTACATTTCAGTTTCATAATATTTTTAAGATCTTTCTGATAAGCTTTTATTATAATTTGTTCTTGCTGTAAATTAGACATTTTATCTCCCATTTTAAATAAATTTTTTTTAAAAAATTCTTGATAACATGATGTACAATTTAATAAATTTGTTAAATTACAAAAATATTCAGTACAATGTGGATTATCATATGCTAACTTTAATTGTTCATTATTTAATTTACATAAACCTAAATAAAATTTACTATTTTCTATTTTCTTTGGAAAAATTTCTGATTCTTTTTGATAACTATTATTATTTTTATAATCCATATAATATAGTTTATAAAATGATTTTTTATCTAAATATAATCTCTTAAAATGGTTGTATTTTGTTCTTTTCTTGATTTATTTTATCAGACGAAATCATTTATTTCATTTTATTAACTGCTTCATTTGTATCATATGTATTTAATGGATATTTTTATCTCCTACATATAATTTTATTGGTTTAGAATCGGATACATGAAAATCCATCACTTGAACCTATTTCAAAACCATCTTTTGTTTTATTTATATTTTTGAATAATATGATTTATCTAAATTTCTAAATAAAAAAGAGCGATTGCACCAATTAAAGCTAGTTGTAGAATTATAAGTATTCGTAAATTATGTTCGTATTTATTCTTAAATTTTAATATATCTTATAGATATGCAGTATATACAAATTGATGGAACTTTTACATATGCTCAAAATATTAAAGAACTAAAAATTGGAGATATTATAAAATTACGAATTAATCCTTCTAATAGGATTAATAAAGATGCAATCGCAGCTTATACTATATCTGGTTCTAAAATTGGTTATGTACCTTTTAAATCAAATCAAATAGATATTAAAGCTAAATATAAAGTTAGTAAAATTAATCTAACACAAGACCATCCTTTATTATTAATAGCAAGAGATTTTGAACAATCTAACTTCATTCTTACTGAACCAGATTTTATTAAAGAAAGTAAATATAAAGGTATAATCATTAATAGAACTGATAGTGATTTAAAAGATTTTAAGAAATATTTAGAAGTGTCAAAAGTCTTAATTCAAGATATAGGTATTGAATATAAAGATGAAAATTATATTAATTTAATAATTAAAACCGATGATTCAATTAATAGATTTTATACAGTAACTAAAAAATATTATGAAGAAAATGTTTTTAAATATGATGAATTTTATAAATTTAAATTAATTCCAAAATGTATATATCAACCATTTCAAATTCATAGATTAGAAAGTTACATAGAGAAAAAATATAAACCAATTGATAAATTAGTTAAATCTAAAAAATTTAAATTAGAAAATATATTTGATGATTTTAATGAAGATTTACCAAATTATGGTTTTGAAACAATAACTGATCCTAATTTAAAAGTCATTAATAAAAATAAAATAAATGAAATCAATTTAATAAAACTAATTATTCGGTATAATATAAATTCATATTCATATATTAATCCTAATTATGATTCTATTAATTTGGATTTATTAAAAGATATGTTTAATGATTTAAAAATAGGTGGTTTGTGTTATAATCATAATTTAAAAAAATACTGTAATATTGATTTACACGATGATAATAATATTATAGAGATATCTACTGATACCAGTGTAAATAGTAAAATTTTTGTTGAATTATTAATCAAATCCATGATTAGTGATAAACAAATTATAAATATTTATAATCCAATTAAAGGAATTATATTTAGATATGAAATAAATGAAGTTATTAAAGATAAATTATTAAATTTATTCAAATAATGTTCTTCTAATAGATGTTAATTGAGCAAGATTAGCTAATTTTATTTCTTGAAATTTCGGAACATGAATTATTAAATCAGATCGTGGACTTTTTATTAATCTTTTATTTATTTCTTCAATTATTTCTATTTTTTTTCTATCTTTAGATCTTTCTGGTAAACTCAAATCCGCTTGATAAAATGATAATAAATCTTCTAATTTAATTAATTTTACATTATTAATATGATTATAATTAATGTCTGTACTAAATACATATGTTAAATCAAATTCATTTATTTTATCAGATGTCCATTTGTTTTTAAATGTAACACTTGATTTTAATGTAATATCATCTGGTTGTTTAGTATGTTTATTTATTCTCTGATAATCTCCTACATAAAAAACATTAAATAAAGGTTTCATTTTAATTTTCCTACTATTTAATACAATTAATAAATCTACATCAGATGGTTCATCTAATTTATCAATTAAATCATAATAACCTAAAGAATATAAATATATGAATAATGCACAAGATCCAGTTAGTACTAAATGTTGATTATCATCTTCATCTGGAAAAGATAATTTTACTTGTTGATATATTTTTTCAATATTAGTTTTTAAATTTAATAATATAGATTCACGTTGACTATCGGATTCATATTTAATACTATATCTTTTTAATATACTCATTATTAATTATTAGATTTTAATAAATATTTTAATCTAATTAATTATAGATAATATGAACTATTATTGTCATATATGCAGAAAGCAATTTTTAACTCCTGAATTATTATGGCGACATCAAATTAAACATGATAACATCACTATGAATTATGTTCCTAATCATAATAAATTACAGAAACCAATTATTAAACAAAAAATAAGATTAGTTGTTGAAATTGATAATCTATTAGATTTAATCGAGTTTAGTAAAAGAATTGATGTTGAATATCTAATTAAACCAGATATTGAATACAATATAGATTTACAAATGTTAAAAAATTTATTACCAGAAATGATTAGTCTAAATAATATGATAGGTCAACAAAAAATAAAAAATCAAGTTGCAAATTTAATTTTATACTATAGTCTTCATTTGAATAAAAAAGAAGATGATTTATTACATACTATTATTGACGGTGAACCAGGAACAGGAAAAACTGAATTTGCTCAAAAAATAGCCAAAATATATCTTAAAATGGGGGTATTAAAAAGAGATATTTTTAAAAAAGTTAAAAGATCTGATCTAATTGCTGGGTATTTAGGTCAGACAGCTTTGAAAACTCAAGATATATTAGATGAAGTTAAAGGTGGTGTACTATTCATTGATGAAGCATATTCATTGGGTAATAATAGTGGAAAAGATAGTGGAGATACATATAGTAAAGAATGTATTGATTTATTAAATCAATCATTAACCGAAATGAGAGATAATCCCGATGATTATTTTATTATGATTGTGGCGGGTTACAAAGAAGATCTAAAAAAAAGCTTCTTTGGTGTTAATGATGGATTAGAAAGACGTTTTAGTATTAATTTTAGTATGGAATCTTATTCTTCAAATGATTTAGTTAAAATTTTCATCAAAAAAGTTAAAGATAATTATTGGGATATTTTAGATGATGCAATCAATGATAAGATAATAGAAGATAATAAACAATATTTTAAATATCATGGTGGTGATATGGAATTATTATTTATGAAATGTAAAGTAGCACATTCAAAAAATTTAATAAGAGGTAAAAATGATAACAAATCAGTATTAAATAAAAATGATATATTAGACGGAATTAAAATATTCATTGAAAATTCTAATGTACGAGAAAGATGCGATGAAATTGATAATATTAAACTTCATTCTATGTACACTTAAAAAAACTATAATTAAGTATATATAAAAATTAATTTCTATATTTATTTAATTTAAATGTCATCAAATGGTTCAATTATGGAATTAGTGGCTAGAGGTAAATTATCAGAAGATATCGTTGACATTAATAATAAAAAATCTGTTTTTGATTTTGATATAACTAAATCCAATAAATATGCTAAAGGAGATAATATATTTTATGCAGAAGGTAAACCAAATTGGGGTAATACTGTTAGATATTATATAGAAAAAAAAGGAGATATATTATTCGCTCTTTATTTACAAGTAAAATTACCAAAATTATCAATAAATAATTTAAATACTCCAGTACCTCAAAATGAACAAGATCCTAATAGTCGATTTCGTGTTAGATATGCTGATTTTATTGGAAATGTTTTAATTGAAAAAGCAAGTTTATATTTTAATGGTCAATTAATTGATGAATTATATGGAGATTATATGCAACATTATATTGATTTATATCTTAGTGATTGGAATAGGAAAGCTATGTTGGGATTAGATGATTGTCTTAATAAACCAAATTATAAAATTGACGCTGAAACTATTTATATTCCTTTAAAATTTTGGTTTAGTAATGATACACAAAAACCATTACCTGTTATTGCTATGCAAAATACTGAAATATATGTGGATATTAAATTTAGGAATTTTAATGAATGTATTAATGTAACAGAAAATGATAATAATAATAACTTATTTTCATCTAATTATATTCATTCAACTGTACCAATTGTAGATGCTGTTTTACTAGCTAATTTTTATTATTTAGATTTAGAAGAAAGAAAGTTAATGGCTACTAAAGAATGGGAAATATTAATTACCCAAGCGCAATTAAGATCTAAAGAATTTACAACTAACGCTAGTTTAGAAATTGATTACAATCATGTAGTAAAAGATATGTTTTTCTTAGTAAGATCTTCCAAAACAAAACAAAAAGGTGAATTTTTTAATTATTCTGGTAGATTAACATATCCACCTTCAGAATTTATTGGTTCTCCTGGTTTTGATTATAAATTTTGGACACTAGAACCTAAAAGACATCTTTTATCAAGAGCACGAATTTTATTTAATGGTTTAGAAAGAATTGAATGGAGAGATGCTAAATATTTTTATCATGTTCAAAATCATGATAATTATCAAAATACACTTTTATCGTATGTTTATGTATATTCATTTAATATTGATCCAACACGTACATATAGTAACAATGGTTGTGATTTTTCAAGATTAGACAATGCTCAATTACAAATAGAGTCCAAACCTCAAACCATTTTTCTTGGTGGTAATAATAATTATCCAACTGAAGATACATATGAAGTAAGATGCTATGCAACTAATTATAATATTTTAGTTATTAAAGGTGGATTAGCTGGATTGAAATATTCTAAATAAAATTGTTCATAAATCTGCTTAATACTTACATCAATAAGAAATTATTTTATATTATAATAAAAAAATAGTATTAAAATTTTATATATATATATATATATATGTCTTACATTTATGACAATTCTTGTTTAAATAATTTAGATTTTATTGAAACATTTAAATTTAAAAAAAATTTAAAAAAAATAAATAAAGCAGTTACAAAAGCTGCCGTTGTTACAGCAGCAACAACTCAGAAAGTTGCTCAAAAAGCAGCTGTTGCAACTGCAGGAGCTGTCAAAACAGCAGCACCTGTTATTAATAAAGCAGCTGTTGTAGCAGCACCTGTTATAAAAAAAGCAGCTGTTGCAACTGCCGGAGCTGTCAAAATAGCAGCACCTGTTATTAAAAAAGCAGCTGTTGCAACTGCTGTAGCTGCTAAAACAGCTGCAGTTGTAGCAGCACCTGTTATAAAAAAAGCAGCTGTTGCAACTGTCGGAGCTGCTAAAACAGCTGCTGTTGCAACTGTCGGAGCTGCAAAAACCGCAGTTGTTGCAACTGGAAGTGGAATTAAAAAAGGTGCTAAGGCTACTGGAAGTGGAATTAAAAAAGGTGCTAAAAAAGTCGGTAGTATTGCAAAGAAAGGAGCTAAAGGACTAAAAAAAGTAGCTGGTGGTGTATGGAACTTTATTAAAAAATATTTAATGTATGTATACATTTTTATTGGTGTCATCGTTATATTTTGGGTATGGAAAACATTCTTTTAAATATATATAAATTATTATTAACAATAATTTATATATGTAATATATTAAAAATAAATAAGATGTAACTGATGGAATCTCATTCAAAAAGTTGAATAAATATAAATAAATATAGTAAAAAACATTCAAATTAATATTTATCGTTTAGTTATTGGTGACAGTGATGGTAACCGTGATTGTGACGGTGATGGTGACCGTGATTGTGACGGTGATGGTGACCGTGATTGTGACGGTGATTGTGACCGTGATTGTGACGGTGATGGCGAATGTGCTGCTTCATGGATTGCCTTGATTAAATCAATATCTTTAGAACCTGATTTAGAACGGGCTGTGTATGCTTTTGCAGCTGCTAATGCTTTTGTATCTGCTTTTGCATCTGCTGCTGCTTTTGCATCTGCTGCTGCTTTTGCAATAGCATCTGCTTTTGCTTTTGCTTCTGCCGATGCTCTTGCATCGGCATCTGCTTTTGCTTTAGCTGTGGCTCTTGCTTTTGCTTCAGCATCTGCTTTTGCTTTTGCTTCTGCTGATGCTTTTGCTTCAGCGTCTGCTTTTGCTTTTGCTTCTGCCGATGCTCTTGCATCAGCATCTGCTTTTGCTTTAGCATCTGCTTTTGCTTTTGCGTCTGCTTTTGCTTTTGCTTCAGCCTCTGCTTTTGCTTTTGCGTCTGCTTTTGCTTTTGCTTCAGCCTCTGCTTTTGCTTTTGCGTCTGCTTTTGCTTT